TCACGCGGTTTTCTTGTCTGCATCATGCACGATCTTCGGGCGGGGCCGGAACATGCTGGCAACGGCATCGACGCCCGCCCGAAGTGGGGAATCCATCAGGTGTGCATAACGCTGGGTCGTCTGCATCTGGCTGTGGCCCAAGAGCTTGCCGATCATCTCGAGCGAGGCCCCGCCACTGACCAGCAGGGAGGCGAAGGTGTGGCGTAAATCATGGATCCGGACTTCGGGCAGTTTGGCATCCTTCTGGACGTTGATCCAGAACCGGCGGATTTCCTTGACGGGCTGGCCGGGCGCATCGCCGGGGAACAGCCATGGATTGCCCTTTGGCACCAAAAGCTGGCGCTGACGCACGATTGTTGCGACCTCGGCCGAGATCGGGATACGGTGGATTTTGCGCTGTTTGGTGCTGGCGGCAGGTTTTGACCAGCTGCCCAGCTCCAGATTGAACTGTTCAAACCGCGCCTGCCGCACCTCGCCCACCCGGCTGCCAGTCAACATGCAAAGACGGATGATCCCCGCCCCGCGCTGATCGGTGGCTGCATCCAACACCTCAGCCAGCCTGCCAATTTCCTCCTGCGACAGGAAGCGTTCGCGTTCGTTCTCGATCCGCTTCTTGAAGCCAGAGGCCGGGTTGTCCATCCGCCAGCCCCAGCTGATGGCCAGCGTGAACATCTTGCGCAGCACTTCGCCCACCCGGTTGGCGCGGATCGGCGTGGGCTTCACGCCCTGCAGCTTGCGCGCGCGGTTGTTTGGCTTTTCCTTCGATGGGCGTGCCCTACCCTTGGCGATGATGTTCAGCAGTTTCGCCACATCATGCGGCGTGATCTCGGTCACCAGCTTCCTGCCCCAATGCGGAGCCACAAGCTTTGTCAGCATCGCCTGCTGGTCCGAGGCATTGGTTTTGGCCAGATGCGGCACATGCTCCGCCAGATAGCGGTCGATCATGTCGCTGAACCGTGGAGCTTCGCGCAACTCGCCCCGCGTGCCCAGTGGATCCCCACCCTCTTCGATCACGCGGCGCAGATCCCTTGCGCGCTCCCGCGCAGCGGTCACCGTCCATTCAGGCCACCGCCCGATGGCCATGCGGCGCTGGGCCCCCGCAAAGCGGTAATCCAGTGAAAAAGACCGACCTCCTGATTGGAGGATGCGGATGGAAAAGCCCCGCACCTCCGTGTCGAACACTTGGTAGTGGCGACCCTCCTCCGGGACCTGTTCCCTCACAATTTTATCGTTCAATCGCAACCTCTTGACCATGTCTGCACCTCCTGTCGCCGATGACACAGGCGTAGATTCGCGCCCTTATCAAGCAAAGCATGGTGCCTGGCGCGGCAATCAGGCGGTGACCGGCGATCATGCGTCCGATGCTTGCCGGTCACTGAAATCATGGGAGAATTTCGGAACCGCCATGCGTTTTGGCCCGAGATCAGCAGTGCAGATGTTGCAAGTCGCCACCAGGATGCCCGCGCAGATGAACCTCTGCCAAGGCATGCCAGCCCAAACACGCGCTGATTTTGTAAATCTCGAATGAAATCAATGACCGGCAAGGGTCTGGACCCTCTGCCACCCCTGCCAAACCCTGCTTATGCCGCCGAACACGCGCAAAACGCTGCGAAATTCGGAAAATGAGCCGTGGCGAATGGTCTGCGCCGATCCGGATCAGCTGTCGCAGGCCCAGCCACGAGCTTCGAGCCCGGCGCTGAACCGCACCAGATTCCCCGAATATTTAATAAAAACAATGCCCGGCAAGCTTTTGGCGCATCACCGCCGGTCACTGCCTTCCCGCCACCCATTCGCGTCTGCGCCTCATGACACCGGAGATCAGCCCATTCCGGGCGATAATCGGGAGACAGAAGATGACAGCAGCGGGAACTTCGGCGCGAACCGCCACGGGTGAATTGCTGAGCGGTTGGATCAGCCGTGTGGACTTGGCCGTTGAACTGGACTTAACCGTCGACACCCTTCGCCGATGGGAAGCGCAACGCTTTGGGCCGCCCTGTGTGCGCGCCGGTCGCAAAGTCTATTATCGTCGCGACGCCGTGCATGATTGGCTGCAATTGCAGGAAGTTCCGATTTCTCGGCGCGCGGGTGGCCGTCGATGACCGCCCTTTTGCCCCATCCCCTCGTCCCAGCCCCAAGCACCGGCGACTGGCTGCACGACCGCTTGGCCGAGGCGCGCGGCGTCCTGGCCGATACCACGCAGCATCCGGAATCGCTGGTCATCCTCGCGGCCCGTGTGGTCGTCGGACAAACCGGCGATGCCGGTGAATGTGCCGATGCCCTCGACCTGCTGCGCCTGCTGGACCGACGCCCCCTGCATGCCATCGCCGCCGCCGCGTTCGCGAAAGGCGGTGCCGCATGAACCGGCGCAGCACACCCGAAGCCGATGCCCAGCGCGCCATCGTGCAGGCGCTGCGCTTTGCTCTGCCCCGAGATGCCATTGTCCATCACTGCGTCAACGAGGTGACCGAAGCTGGGCCGCGCGGTGCCAGGCGTCAGTCCATCCTTGTCGGCATGGGCGTCCATTCCGGCTTTGCCGACTTGATCGTGATCTCCGGCGGCCGCGTGCTGTTCCTCGAGGTCAAAAGCGAGACGGGGCGGTTGCGCAAATCGCAGGAGGTGTTTCGCGACACGGTCTGCGCGCAGGGCTTCGGCTGGGCACTGGTGCGGTCCGTCGACGATGCGCTTAGCGCACTCGCTGACAATGGCTTCACCAATCGTGTGCACATCCCGGCGCGGAGGGTCCGGCCATGAGCCACAAGGCGACCGTCTGGGCCATCCAGCAACGCGGGCTGAAGCCTGCCACCAAAATCGTGCTGTGGTTTCTGTGCGACCGGCACAACCCGGATTTCGGCTGCTTCCCGACGCAGGCGCGGCTGGCCGACGATGCGGAAATGTCGATCTCGGCGCTGAACGAACACCTCGCCAAGCTGGAAGAGCTGCGCCTGATTCACCGCGTCCGGGTCCATGATCCGCGCACCCATAAACGCCAAGCCACACGCTACATCCTGGGATTTGAGGCAGGGTTTCCACAAGAGCCAACTCCGGAAACCGGACACGGCTCTTGCGGAACGGATGACGAACAAGATGCCGACCCAACTCCGGAAACCGGAGATAGGGCCATCTCCGGATTTTCGGCAAAGCCATCTCCGGATTTTGCCCAAAGCCATCTCCGGAATCCGGAGACTAACCTTGTAAGAGAACCCTTAAGTAAACCTGTAAAGGAGGAGGAGGACGCGCAAGCGCGCGATTCCGATTTTGATCAGTTTTTCGCAGAGTTGCTGACTGCTCTGGGCTTTGCCGCCAATGCCACCCTGCCCGCATGGTGGCAAGGCTGGCCAGCCAGAACGCATGTTCGCCGCTGGATCGATGACCTCGGCTTGTCACAGAAGCGGATCATCGAGACGGCCACCGAGACCAGAACCGATCATCCCAATCCGCCCGATGGCCCCAAAGCCCTCGACCGGTTCATGGAACGGACAGCCCAGCGCGATGCGCAGGCGACCTTTGCAAACGCCAAAAGTCAAAAGTCCAAGCAACAGCGCAAGCGCGTGGATTCTCCCCGGCTCAGCGACGACGAGAAGGCGGCGTTCTACGCCAAGATGGTCAACGCCGATGGCTTCCTGCCCGTCAGCGCGATCAACAACAGCATCCGTGACTTGATGCTGGTGCGTGGCCTGGTCACAGCCGAACGGCTCCGGATGCGAGGGGTGCGGTGAATGGCATGGTGTCACGTCCCCGGCATGGATTGTCCCTCTGCGCAGGCGGTGGAGGCCTTGATCTGGGCCTCATGCTCGCCGAGCCCGGCTATCACACCCGCGCCTTTGTCGAATGGGAAGACTGGCCCCGCGCCGTCCTCGTCGCCGCCCAGCGCACTGGGTACTTCGCCCCGGCCCCAATCTGGGACGACCTGCGCAGCTTCGACGCACGGCCCTTCCGCGGCGCCTTCGACGCCGTCCTCGCCGGATATCCCTGCCAACCGTTCAGCGCAGCTGGAAAGCGCGGTGGCGCAAACGATCCCCGTCACCTGTGGCCCGAGGTCGCCCGCGTCATCCGGGAATGCGCCCCCGAGTGGGTCTTCCTCGAAAATGTCACCGGGCATGTCACCCTCGGCCTTGAAACCGTCCTGCGAGAGCTTTGGGGCATGGGCTACACGCCTGCGGCGGGCCTGTTCAGCGCGGCAGAAGTCGGCGCGCCGCACCAGCGGCTCCGCATCTTCATCCTGGCCCACACCGATGAGCCTGCATCCCGGCACGGATCGCTACAATCCAGCGGGCAACAGCGACTTTACCCGCAAGGCGGAAGCGCTGGCGCTGGGCATCAGCAACTGGTCGACGCCCAAGGCGACAGATGGTGCGAAGGGCGGTCCGGGGCAGAGTTACGGTTCGGGCGGGATGCCACCCCTGCCAGCGCAGGCGACACAATGGCAAACGCCCGTTGCGAACGATCAGGTGGACCGGCTGCGCGGCAAGATCAACAGCCGGGGCGAACCCAAGCTGAGTGCGCAAGCGATCCAGTGGCCGACCCCGGCGGCGCAGAACTGGAAGGGCAGCAGCCCGGCCAGCATCATCCGCGCCGATGGCAAGAGCCGTATGGATATCCTGCACTATCGGGCCGAGCAGGGCTTCATCCGCCCGGTCCCGGCGATCACGCCGGATGGACGGCAGTCCTGTCCACACGCCCCGATCTCGCGCCCGCTGTGGGCTTCAATGATTGCCTCACATGGGCGGGTCGTCTCGCGACGGATCCTGAACGCCCGGGCACGACGGCGGCTGAACCCGCTCTTCGTCGGATGGCTGATGGGCTGGCCCATCGGGCACGGGCTCTGCGCCTGCTCGGCAATGGAGTTCATCCACTGGCAGCAGCGCATGCGTGGCGCTCTCTCGCAGCTGCCCATGGCCTCGGGCCCTTGGATCTGGCGGCCGACCGAGGGAACGGAGGGCCCAGCGCAGATGAGCCTCTTTGACGGATCGCTGCCATGAGCATGCACGGACGGATTGGCCGCGCCGGTGGTGTAAAGGTTAAACGCGCACTGGGCGTGCAAGCGCTGCTAGAATGGGCGTTTCGCACGGAACAGGCGCAGCTGGAGCTGCCCCCACCAAAGGATGCAATCGAAGAAGGCTATGGATTTGGCCTCGAATACATCCTGCTGCAACGCGCGGCGCTGGGCTGTAAAGTGGACGGCGGCCAACACAAGATGGGCAGTTACACCCATGCCGATGCAGAGGTGGTGGCGGCCACCGTCGCGGGGATGCCTGACAGTCTCGGCGGCATTCGGATGGCGATCAGCGTGGCCGAAATGGCGCGCGCGGGGATAACGCCCGACTGGATGCCCGGCGTCGTGCCGCGCTGCGTGCCGGTGGAGACCAAGCAAAATCAGTATGGCGAACGTTCTGCCACCATCGTGGTGGGCTTTGAGCGCATACGGGTTCAAGGCCCGACGGCACGCGGCACTTGGAAAACCATAGAGATCCTCGCCTGCCCGGTGACCTGGCGACCGCACCCTGAACAGATCGCAGCCGCTCGGCGCGGCTATGAAGATTGGTGGCAGGCGCTGGATTGGGTGCGCGATGGGCTGGTGGCGGGAAGGATGCTGCGGGACGTCGAGGTGACTGCAGCGATGCCAAAGATGCGACCGTGGTTGACCGCACTCCACAAATAGGTGGGTTTACAAAGCGGTAATCCTGCCGATTGACTGCAATTCACCCACTCAACATCTCAGCTTTAGCTTGATTGCAATGCTATCACTGCCTATCTTTGGCCTTTAAACCGGAGGGTATCATGGCCAGCATAACGATTCGCAACCTTGACGATGACGTAAAGCGCCGCCTGCGCGTGCGCGCCGCCGAACATGGCCGGTCGATGGAGGAAGAGGCTCGCGATATCCTGCGGCAGGTTGTCGGCCCGCCCAGCGCCCCGAAGAACCTCGGTCAGGCCATTAATGCCCGGTTTGCGGCGGTGGGCGGCATCGACTTGGCCCCGACAAAGCGCGGCTCGATGCGGCCCACACCAGACTTCGAGTAATCGATGATCCTCCTCGACACCAATGTGATCTCGGAACTGATGCGCGCAGAACCGGCCCAGACCGTGCTGGACTGGTTCGGCCAGCATGACGCGGTTGATCTGTTCATTTCGGCCGTGACCGAGGCGGAACTTCGCACCGGCGTTGCAATCCTGCCAGAGGGGCAACGCCGCGACCGGCTGCAACTGGCCATCGACGCGATGATCGACCTAGACTTCCAGGGGCGCGTTCTGCCCTTCGACAGTCTTGCCGCCAAAGCATATGCCGAAATCGCAGCCCAGCGCCGCGCGGCGGGTCGCCCCATCTCCGAAGCTGACTGCCAGATCGCTGCCATCGCCCGCGCCACAAATGCCCCCATAGCCACCCGCAACGTCAAGGATTTCGACGGCTGCGGTGTTCGCGTGATTAACCCCTGGAAAGACCAATGAACGCCGTCGAAATTGAACAGGCCATTTCTGAACTGGCCGAAAAACCCTTTGACCGGCAAGAATTTCCCTTCCAGTTCCTTGAGGCCTTTGGGAACAAGGAAACCACGCTCAAGCGCCTCCGCTCAGGCGTGTCGAACAAATCCGACCTCGGCGGCGTGCTGCAGACCAACAATATCCACATTGTCGCCTGCATGCCTGGCCAAACCTCGGCCACCCTTGCCGTCCTGCGCACCAGCCCGGCCACTACCAAGGGCAAGGCCCGTTTCATCCTTGCCACCGATGGCGAGACGCTGGAGGCCGAGGATCTTACCTCCGACGACGCGCCCATCGCCTGCGCCTATCCCGATTTCCACGACCATTTCGGATTTTTTCTGCCGCTCGCGGGCATCACTACCGTCAAGCAGATCCGCGAAAGCGCCTTTGACATCAAGGCGACCGGCCGCCTGAACCGGCTCTATGTCGAACTGCTGAAGGACAACCCCGAATGGGGCACCGAGGCGCGCCGCCATGACATGAACCACTTTATGGCGCGGCTGATCTTTTGCTTCTTCGCCGAAGACACCGGCATCTTCAACGGGGACGCCCTGTTCACCACCACCGTAAGCCAGTTCAGCGACCAGAACAGCGCAAACACCCATTGGGTGATCAGCGAAATCTTTCGCGCGATGAACACCGCGCTGCCAGCCCGCCCCACCGCCGACCTGCGCAACTGGGCCAACGCCTTCCCCTATGTGAACGGCGGCCTGTTCTCAGGCGACACCGATGTTCCGCGCTTTTCCAAGATCGCGCGCAGTTACCTTTTGCACATCGGCAACCTCGACTGGACCAAGATCAATCCCGATATTTTCGGCTCGATGATTCAGGCCGTCGCGGATGAGGGTGAGCGTTCGGCGCTCGGCATGCATTACACATCCGTGCCGAACATCCTGAAGGTGCTGAACCCGCTGTTTCTGGATGATCTGCGCGCGCAACTGGACGAGGCTGCCGACAACCCCCGCAAGCTGCTGAACCTGCGCGCCCGTATGGCCAAGATCAGGGTGTTTGACCCCGCCTGCGGGTCGGGCAACTTCCTTGTCATCGCCTACAAGGAAATGCGGTCGATCGAGGCGGTGATCAATCAGCGCCGGGGCGAGGCGGATCGCAAGACCGACATCCCCAAGACCAACTTTCGCGGGATCGAGCTGCGCGACTTTGCCGCCGAAATCGCCCGTCTGGCGCTGATCATTGCCGAGTTCCAGTGCGACGTGACCTATCGCGGCGCAGTGCAGGCGCGGGCCGAGTTCCTGCCGCTGAACGCGCAGAACTGGATCACCCAAGGCAACGCCCTGCGGTTGGACTGGCTATCGATCTGCCCACCCACGGGGACGGGGGTGCGGTTCCAAGCTGAGGATTTGTTCCACACTCCGCTCGACCAGGCGCAGATTGATTTCGAGAATGAGGGTGGCGAGACGTATATTTGCGGGAACCCGCCCTATTTGGGGTCAACCTGGCAGACGACCGAGCAGAAAGAGGATTTGCAACGCATTTTTGAGGGCCGCACGAAAAGCTGGAAGTCGCTGGACTATGTGGCGGGCTGGTTCATGAAGGCTGCGGATTTTGGGATGCACACCAAATCAGTGGCGGCATTTGTGTCCACCAATTCCATCTGTCAGGGCCAGCAAGTGCCGATCCTCTGGCCGCTCATTTTCCAGACCAAGCATGAAATTGCATTTGCGCATACCAGCTTCAAATGGGCCAATTTGGCCAGCCACAATGCTGGAGTGACCGTGGCCATTGTCGCCATTGCTCTCGATCCCGGCCCACTGCGTCGGATATTTTCGCCCGATGGCGATGGCGGCATCATTCAGCGCGAAACAGATCACATTAACGCTTATCTGGTTTCCGGGCCGAATGTGGTGGTGAACAAAGCATCGCGCCCGCTGACCAAAGTTGCCGACATGGATTTCGGCAACAAACCCGTCGATGGCGGCAACCTGCTTATGTCGCGCAGCGATGCTGATGACTTAGGCCTGACCACAGCTCAACGCGCAAAATTCCTGCGCCGCATTTACGGCTCCGCAGAATTCATTCGCGGGCAGGAACGCTATTGCCTTTGGGTCGAAGACAAGGATTTGTCAGAAGCCATGGCGATTGACCAGCTTCGCGCCCGGATCGAAGGCGTTCGGCAAATGCGCTTGGAAAGTCCGAAAACGGCAACGGTTGATTCCGCATCATCGTCCCATAAGTTTGGGGAGGTCAGGCAGAAGGGCAATGAAACAGTCACAATCATTCCGAGCGTCTCATCGGAAAGCCGCGAATACTTGCCATTCGGTTATTGCGAAGCTGGAACCATCGTCACCAACCTCGCCTTCGCCCTATATGACGCGCCGCTTTGGAACATGGCGCTGATCGCCTCGCGCCTGCATCTGGTCTGGATAGGGACCGTCTGCGGCAAGATGAAAACTGATTTCCGCTATTCCAACACCCTCGGCTGGAACACCTTTCCCGTCCCCACCCTGACCGAAAAGAACAAAGCCGACCTGACCGCCTGCGCTGAGGCCATCCTCCTCGCCCGCGAGGCGCATTTCCCCGCCACCATCGCCGACCTCTATGACCCCGAAAAGATGCCCGAAAACCTGAGGCAAGCCCATGACCGCAACGACGAAACCCTTGAGCGCATCTACATCGGCCGCCGCTTCAAGAACGACACCGAACGGCTGGAAAAGCTGTTCGAGATGTATACCAAGATGACGACCAAACCAAAGGCCAGCGCCCGTGTTTAGGCCCGTCACCTACGCGTCCCTGAATTCGCGCCAAAAGGAAAACCACAATTTCCAAAAGGTTGCGGCACGGCTGGCCGATTATGGCTATAACTGTCTACGCCTGACGGATGACTGGCAGGGTGCAGATTTCATGGCCTGCCACGTCGATGGTGAAACCATCCTGAAAGTGCAACTGAAGGGGCGGCTGACTATCGACAAGAAGTATCTGGGCAAATCCATCCACATTTCCTTCTTTCATGGTCAGGATTGCTACATCTATGATCACGATGCCTTTGTTGTTCATCTTGAACAAAATGGCCTGATCGGCGCCGATAGTGTCACATGGCATATAGCTGGCGGGCGAAGCTGGCCGTCTCCACCCAACTGGGCGATCAAATTGCTTTCTGAGTACAGGATTTAAACATGGTACAATCCGTCCCCTCCGTTTCCGTAACCTATGCCCGCAATGGTAGTTCGACCACGGCCAACGAACTCGGCATGCGTGTCATGCAAGAGCGCGCCTATGAAAAGCGGGGCGAGCAATATCTGCTGATCAAGTCGCCTCCGGCCTCGGGCAAAAGCCGCGCGCTGATGTTCGTCGCGTTGGACAAGCTGCACAATCAGGGCCTGAAGCAGGCGATCATCGTGGTGCCGGAAAAATCCATCGGTTCCAGCTTTGCCGATGAGCCGCTGTCGAAGTTCGGTTTCTGGGCTGACTGGAAGGTCGAGCCGCGATGGAACCTGTGCAATTCGCCCGGCACGGATGGCGGCAAAGTGAATTCGGTCGGCGCGTTTCTGGAAAGCGACGACCGCGTGCTGGTCTGCACCCACGCCACCTTTCGTTTTGCGGTGGAGCGCTTCGGGGTAGAGGCCTTTGACGACCGTCTGATCGCCATCGACGAATTCCACCATGTCAGTGCCAACCCCGACAACAAGCTGGGCGGGCACCTGGCCTCATTCATGACGCGGGACCGGGCCCATATCGTGGCGATGACCGGCAGCTATTTCCGGGGCGACGCCGAAGCGGTTCTGATGCCGACAGACGAGGCCAAGTTTGAGACAGTGACTTACACCTACTACGAGCAGTTGAACGGCTACGAATATCTCAAAAATCTCGACATCGGTTATTTCTTCTACAATGGCCCCTATGTGGACGACATCCTGCGGGTGTTGGACCCGGCGCAAAAGACCATCCTGCACATCCCGAACGTAAATGCTCGCGAAAGCACCAAGGACAAGCATCGGGAGGTGGAGCATATCCTCGACGCGCTGGGCGAATGGCAAGGCACCGATCCGGTGACGGGGTTCCAATTGGTCAAGGTGCCGGATGGCCGGGTGCTGCGCATCGCCGATCTTGTCGACGACGAAGGACCACGGCGTGACAAGGTGTCGGCCGCGCTGAAAGACCCTGCCCAGAAGATGAACCGCGATCATGTGGATATCATCATAGCACTCGGCATGGCCAAGGAAGGGTTCGACTGGATCTGGTGCGAACATGCCCTGACTGTTGGATATCGTGCCAGCCTGACCGAGGTGGTTCAGATCATCGGCCGAGCCACTCGCGACGCGCCGGGCAAGGAAACCGCGCGGTTCACCAACCTGATCGCCGAGCCAGATGCGTCAGAAGGTGCTGTGACCGAGGCTGTTAACGACACCCTCAAGGCGATTGCGGCCAGCCTGCTGATGGAACAGGTTCTGGCCCCACGGTTCGAATTCAAGCCGAAGACGGTGGCCAGCACGGCTAAGCCGGGGTTTGACTACGGCGACGCGGGCTATGACCCGACCAAATGCAATGTCGGCTTCAATTCGACCAGCGGCAAGTTCCAGATCGAGATCAAGGGCCTGTCCGAGCCCAAAAGTGATTTTGCCCATCGCATCTGCACGCAAGACCTGAACGAGGTGATCACCGCCTTTGTCCAGGATAAGACCACGATTGAGCGCGGCCTGTTCGATTCTGAAATGGTACCCGAAGAGCTGACGCAAGTTCGCATGGGCAAGATCGTTAAGGACAAATACCCGCAGCTGGATGATCACGATCAGGAAGCCGTGCGGCAGCATGCCGTTGCGGCCCTGAACCTGACGCAGAAGGCCAAAGAACTGGCGCTCGCCAGTGGTGATGCAGAACGCTCGGGCAGCACTGCCCTGATCGACGGTGTGCGTAAGTTCATGAATGTGCGTGATCTGGACATCGACCTGATTGACCGGATCAACCCGTTCGGCGAGGCCTATGCGATCCTTGCCAAGACTATGAGCGAAGAAAGCCTCAAGCGGGTGGCGGCCGTGATCTCGGCCAAGAAGGTGAACCTGACACCCGAAGAGGCGCGCGATCTTGCCAAACGAGCCCTGAAATTCAAGCAAGAGCGTGGGCGCCTGCCGTCAATTACCTCGATGGACGCTTGGGAAAAGCGTATGGCAGAAGGTGTCGCATTCCTTGCCCGCATGAAGGCTGAAGCTGCAAATGGCTGATTTTACTGACGACGATGACGCACTACTGGCTGAACTTGGCGTTGAGGTAGCGGCCAAGCGGGTTGGCTCACGCACGCCGCAGCAGGAGCGGGTCATCGCTGGTTTCGAAGACATCCAGCGCTTTGTAGAAGAGCACGGGCATGCCCCACGGCATGGCGAAAGCCACGACATTTTCGAACGGCTTTATGCGGTTCGGCTGGACCGGATTGCAAAGCTGCCCGAGTGCCGTGACCTTGTTGGCTCTCTCGACCACCAAGGCTTGCTGACGGGCCTTGCAGCGGCACCATCTGACGAGACGGACGATCTGGACGATGACGCCTTGCTAGCAGAGCTCGGCGTCGATGGTGGGTTGTCAGAAATCATGGAACTGCGTCATGTCCGGTCAAGCGCCGAAAAGCGGGCGGCAGATGAAATCGCCAACCGGGAACGCTGTGCGGACTTTGCCAGCTTCAAACCGCTGTTTGAGCAGGTTCAGCGCGACCTTGATCAGGGGATACGGACCGCCCGAAAGTTCGAACGGAAATCCGAAATCGAGCCTGGCCGCTTCTTCATCCTCGGCGGTCAAAAGGCCTATGTCGCAGAAAAAGGGAAGGTCGAGATCAATGCCAGCGGCAACTCCGACGCCCGGCTGCGGGTGGTCTTTGACAATGGAACGGAAAGCAACCTGCTGATGCGGTCGCTGCAGAAGGCTTTGACCTCGGATGAAGCAGGCCGCCGCATCGATGAACCTGTTGCAGGGCCGCTATTCGCAGACCAGCCACAAGATGGCGACGCAGCCAGCGGTACGATCTATGTGCTGCGCAGCATGTCCGACCATCCCATGGTTGCTGCGCACCGCGATCTTGTGCACAAGATCGGCGTGACCAGCAACGGTCTGAAACAGCGGATCGCGGGCGCGCGCATGCAGCCGACCTTTCTTCTGGCGGATGTCGAGGTGGTCGCCACCTACGAGCTCTTCAACATCAACCGCTCGAAACTCGAGAACCTGATCCACCGGATATTCGAACCCGCAAGGTTCGATGTGGAGATCCTCGACCGCTTCGGCCGTCCTGTCGTACCACGGGAATGGTTCATGGTGCCGCTCTTTGTCGTCGACGAGGCAGTCGAGCGCATCAGGGATCGAACGATTGTTGATTACCGCTACGATCCGGCGTCAGCAAAGCTGGTCAAGCAATCGCATTAAGGCTTACCCCCCACGGCATGGTTCCTCCCCGGCCCCGTTTGTATGCGGGGGGGCGCAGCGCGGCATTTTGCTAGCGACAGGCACTTTCACCGGGGAATCCAGGCGGAATCCACCTGCCGCTCGATTTTGGAAAAAGCGACTCATTATCAAAGACTTGCGGAATCACGATCTTGGCGTGCTGGATTCTTTTCGGAATCCAGGGAATCCAGTTTGTGGAAGCCACCGTGTCGAAAGCCAGCCAGCGGAAGCCAACCCGTAAGAAGCCATTGAATCCACGTCATTTTTTCATTTGACAAAGCTGCCCCCCTTGACCTACCTATTGATCATCGAAGAATAGTGCCCGCAGGTATCCCCTCGCGGGCGTTTTCGTTTCCCCCACATCGCGGACCCCGATAATGTCGGTGGCCATGTTGCCCGCGCGCATCGGCACGTCAGCCCTACCTTAAATGAGAACTGCCCATGGACCTGGTCTTTGCACCGAGCCAGATCGAGACGTGGCCGATTGACCGGCTGCGCCCCTACGTCCGCAATGCCAAGATCCACGGCACCGATCAAGTGGCCAAGATCGCCGCCAGCATGGCCAAGTTCGGCTGGACCGTGCCCTGCATGGTGGCCGACGACGGCGAGCTGATTGCCGGGCATGGTCGGGTGCTGGCGGCTGCGATGCTCGGGTTGAAGGACGTGCCGGTGATCCGGCTTAGCCACTTGGACGAGGCCGAACGCCGGGCGTACCGCATCGCCGACAATAAATTGACCGAGTTGGGCGAGTGGGACGAGGCGATGCTGCGCGACGAGATCGCGGGGCTGCTGGCCGAGGATTTCGACCTGTCGCTGCTGGGCATCACCGACGAGGATCTGGACGCCCTGCTGCGCGATCCGGATCAGGTGGAAGGCGGCGTGGTCGAGGGCGAAGATGACATTCCCGAACCCCCGGTCACGCCGGTGTCGATGGCGGGCGACCTCTGGCAGCTCGGATCGCACCGGCTGATTTGCGGCGACAGCACATCGGCCGATGTGGTTGCGCGACTGCTGGGTGATGTGCGACCGCTGCTGATGGTCACCGATCCGCCATACGGCGTTGAGTACGATCCATCATGGCGCAACCAGGCCGGTGCGGCCAAGACCAAGCGCACCGGCAAGGTGCTGAATGACGACCGAGCGGACTGGCGCGAGGCGTGGGCGCTGTTCCCCGGCGACGTCGCCTATGTTTGGCACGGCGCGCTGCATTCCTCGACTGTCGCCGAGAGCCTGGTGGCGGCGGGTTTCGCCGTGCGGTCGCAGATCATCTGGGCCAAGGATCGGCTGGTTCTCAGCCGCGGCGACTACCACTGGCAACATGAGCCGTGCTGGTATGCCGTGAAAAAGACTGGCAAGGGCCACTGGGCAGGCGACCGGAAGCAGACCACGCTGTGGCACATCTCCGGCAAGGACCAGGACGCGGCCACTGTCCACAGCACGCAAAAGCCAGTCGAATGCATGCGGCGGCCCATCCTGAACAACTCCAGCCCGGGCCAGGCTGTGTTTGAGCCGTTCATGGGATCCGGCACCACGCTGATCGCGGCGGAAACAACCGGCCGTGTGTGCTTCGGGATCGAATTGAACCCGGCTTACGTCGATGTGGCAATCGAGCGATGGCAGCAGTTCACCGGCGCCAATGCCGTGCTGGCCGACACCGGTGAGACCTTCGCCGAACTGAAGGCCAAGAGGCTCGCTGCATGAACGCGCATCTGCTGCCGGGCCGGATCGAGCATTGGCCGCTCGCGCGGCTGAAACCATACGCCCGCAATGCCAAAACCCACGACGCCGATCAGGTCGCGAAGATCGCCGCCAGCATGGCCGAGTTCGGCTGGACCGTGCCGGTGCTGGTCGCCACCGATGGCGAGCTGATTGCTGGCCATGGTCGCATCCTAGCGGCCGCCCATCTTGGCCTGTCCAAAGCCCCGGTCATCGTGCTGGGCCATCTGACCGAGGCGCAGCGCCGGGCCTACCGCATCGCTGACAACAAGCTGACCGAGCTTGGCGGCTGGGACGAGGCGCTGCTCTTGCAGGAATTGCAGGCGCTGCTGGCCGAGAATTTCGACCTCGGGCTGATCGGGATTCCGGACGATGAACTGGACGCATTGCTCGCAGACGCCGACGACCGCCCGGCAATTTCTGACGATGCCGCCGATGCAATCCCCGAGCCAACCGCCGATCCGATCACCCGCCCCGGCGATATCTGGGCGCTGGGCAAACACCGGCTGTGCTGCGGCGATGCCACCGATCCGGCCACTGTCGCCAGGCTGATGCAAGGTGAACAAGCCGGACTGATGTTCACTTCGCCGCCCTATGCACAGCAGCGCGACTACGGCGCGGCCAAAGAAAAGGTCGGGGATTGGAATGCGCTGATGCAGGGCGTGTTCGCCGCAGCCCCAGTCACTGCCGAGGCGCAACTGCTGGTCAATCTCGGCCTCGTGCACCGCGACAGCGAATGGCAGCCCTATTGGGAAGGATGGGTCGAATGGATGCGCACCTCTGGCTGGCGACGGTTTGGTTGGTATGTGTGGGATCAGGGCCCGGGGCTGCCGGGCGACTGGAACGGCCGCCTGGCCCCATCGCACGAGTTTATTTTCCACTTCAACCGCGCTCCCCGCAAACCGCACAAGACCGTCCCGTCCAAGCACGCGGGCGAAACCCTCGGCGGCGGTGGGCTGCGCGGCGCCGACGGCACCGTCCACGCCAAGACCGGCACCGGCAACGCGATCCAGAGCCACCGAATCCCCGACAGCGTGTTCCGTATCATGCGCCACAAGGGCGGACTGGGTGCTGCCGGATCGCACCCAGCCGTGTTCCCGGTTGCACTAGTCGAGGCAGTGCTGACGGCGTTTTCGGATCCCGGCGACCTGATCTATGAGCCGTTCTGCGGTTCCGGCACCCAGCTGGTGGCCGCCGAGCGCGCTGGGCGGAGGTGTTTCGCCATGGAACTGGACCCGGTCTATTGTGATGTCGCCGTGCGGCGATGGGAAATGGCGACGGGCAAGGTGGCGCTGCGATCATCAATGGCTGGTCAAACTCAAGCCTGAGGATACTATTGACACTTCATAATTGCCGTGTCATATAAGACGCGTCAAATATGGAGTGATTAGCATGAAGTATGAACCCGACCGCTACCGAACTACATTTGAAAGCAATCATGGAGATGAACTGTTCGCCTTCATAACCGAGCCCGAAAATCTGATACGGATGGAAACAGCCACCTACTTGTCTCGCCCTGCGATCGAACCCCTTTCGCCATTTCTGGTTCAACGCTTCGGCGCAGAAATAGCCGTGGATAGAATGAAGCAGATGATGGGTCACATGGTACGCCAGATCATGGAACAACGTGGCTATCGGCTGGAGCAAGGCAATGTCAAAATCACGAGCCCGGGAAACATCTTCTCTCGTGCGTCGCGGTATTCGGCACTCGGGGAGCACGCAAAGTGACAAAGCATGCAAAGCTCATCGAACTGATTTCCGTCTGCACAGATATCGGGAAGCTTCAGAACTGGGTGCGGAACGCTGAACGCGAAGGGGTTCCTGAGATAGCAGATGCTGCGCGGCGGCGAATAATCGAAGTCGAAGCGCTGAAATCAAAGGACAGTTCGAGCGATTCGATGGTGTTGGATTTCTGGAAAAGCATCTTCGCCCTAGAATTCGCGCTGTCAGAAGAACGCGGAAAGACTACCCGCCTGAATCGTACGCGACAGAAAATTGCTCGCGTTGGCGTCCTCAAGACTTTGGCGGATCTGGCCCTCCAACCGACTGCGTCAGAAGGCTATTTCCTCCTACGAGAACGCGGGATGCTCGACATGAGTGCAGAAGCCGTCGTCTTGCGCTTTCCTGACAGGTTTGGCCCGGACGTCTTGATCGCTGCCAGACGACGCCTTACTGGCGATCAGGATTCCAACCCCGACGGGCGACCCATCTAGCACGACGTGCGCAGGGTTCCGTATGCTTATGCAACTTACCGGAGGCGATAGACTCTTCCCCGCACATCATCCTTTTCTGAACTGACTTCGAGGCCCAGCTTCTTCTTCAGAACCCCTGAGATCACACCTCTGGCTGAATGCGGCTGCCACGCAGTCGCCGCGACGATCTCGACAATGGTAGCACCCTCAGGGCGTTGCAGCATGGCGATGACCTGCGCCTGTTTGGTCCCGACGCGCAGTTTCGGCTGAGCGGCAGCAGGGTCGTTCGGCGCAGGTGTCTTGACAGCATGTTCGCGGATCGCAACCACGGTTTTCACCACCACCGGTTCGATCCCGATGGCCAGCAGCCCCGCCTCGGTGACCACCAGCGTGGTGCCATGCCCATCGCCAGTTTCGCGCCAAAGCGGCTCGCCCCGGCGCAGGTTGGCGTCGACCTCCTGCAGCCAGCCGCGTTCCATCATCTTGGTGACGGCCATCTTCGCCGCTGCACCGTGCAACCCCTCCGGCAGAGGCAGGGCAATGTTCTCGGGGCGCTGGGCCCCGGCGCTGAGGATGATGGTCTGGGTTTCTGTCAGCTTCGTCATGGCGGGTTCCTCTATTGGTCGTTGGCGGCAAGGAAGGCGGTGATGCGCTGCATGAGGTCATTGTGGCCATCGGCATCGGTCCCGATGATCACATCACCATCGTCATCGCGTTCCAGATCGGCGATTTCGCGCAGCAAGGCGATGGCATCGTCGCAGGCAACGAGACGTTCGGCCTCCCACGCGGCGGTGATCGCGTCCTGTTCGATCTGGTGGCGCTGGGCGGGATCAAGCGGCATGTTCGCCCTCCTTGAAGGCGCTGTCGGTGATCTGGCTCAGCAAGCTGGCGTAGTGGTTCAGGGAGCCAACGTCGCCCCAATTGATCTCGCCGGGGTGGGTGTTGAAATGGTCATCGCTCAGGGCCTTCAACCGCTCCAGAATCGCGTCGATCTGGGACTTGGTGGTCATGAAGGCGTCGAGGGCTTTGGTGTTGTCGGTCGCGCGGCGGGTGGTCATGGCTTGGTCGTCCTTCGGTGAGTTGCATCGTTTTGGTGTAATCACCATCGCTCTGGCGGGGTGGTTAGTGTAGGCAATAACGAGCAATATCAGTGCTTTCTGATTATACTCTCTCCGCATCTGCCTTCGGCACCACGTTCACCCATTGGCAGCCGATCCACATATAAAGATGGGCAAACTCCTGCGTCGGACGCGGCAGCATGCGCGGGGCGCGGGGCGGAATGAAGCGGTCCAGCGCGTCGGCCGCGACCTGCCGGATTTCACCGGCAGCGAGGATGTCTTCGGGCTTCCAGCGCGCCAGCGCGGGCAGCATATGGGCGGGATAGCCGTCGAAGTGGACATAGACATGCGCCCATTCGTTGGGGCCGGTCTGGATGGCAATCTGCGCGCGCGTGCTCATCTGCCCGCCTCAGATCAACTGCAGCTCGACCAGCACGGTGCTGGCGGCGGCCAGTTGTGCTGTCGGCAGGTCGATCTTGATGTGCGAGAACAGGTCCGAGCAATCGGCCCGAACGCCCGCGTCCTTCAACGCGGCCTCGATGCTGGCGGCGACGCTGTTCAGGCGCGAACGGTCGAGATGGTCGGGCAGCGTGGCGATGTCGATGCGGATGGTGGTGGTGGCGGTCATGATCTTGTCCTTTCAGGATTGGGTTGCGGCACGGCGGCCAGCTTCAAAGGCCTCTTCCAGCGCATCGCGGATCGCCCAGACCGCGACATCGTGGAAGTCGAGCCGGTCGCGATTGCGGGTCTCCAGTGTCTCGATGAAGAACCGGCGCTGGGCGATATCGAGGATCAAAGCTTCGCGGGCGGCCTCGGGGGTGGATTTGCGTTTGGCCATGATCACTCTTCCCAGCGGTGCTCAGGGTGGGTCGTGCGCGCGCGGGCTTCCTCGCGCATCATCTCGTGGGCGCGTGCCATCTCGTCCATCCCGTCGGCCTGGCTCATCCGCCCCGACATGACTTCGTCCATCACCCAGTTCACCCGCTCCTGCGCGGGGCTGGTGTGGTTGCGCCACCCGTCGCTCATCGAGCTGTGTCCCATCTTTTCCTGCGCGCGCATTGTGGTCTCCGATCCTCATGTAAGGGGTGCGATGCACCCGTTTGCCTCGCACCATGAATCGCTCCATCGCGGAGTGCAATCAACTGAATAAGATCGTTATTTCCGTTTAATTACAATATCTTGAGGTTAGTCAAATCGCCATGGAAGGTATGTCCGAACGCGAGTATTCCGCCCATTCCGGCCTGTCCCGCGGGGCCATCCAGAAAGCTCGCAAAGCCAGTCGGCTGGTGGTTTACAGTGACGGGTCGATCAATGCGGCGGCGTCTGATGTGCGCCGGGCCGACATGACCGACCCCGACCAGCAGCGGCGCAGCACTGGCGGCGGCGATAGCAGTTTCAGCGGCCCCGCCGACAGCTCGTCGTACCTGAAGGCACGCACTGCGCTGACGGTCTACCAGGCGCAGGACAAGCAGCTTGGCATCCAGAAGAAGAAGGGCACGTTGGTCGACCGGGCGCGCGCCGAGGCACTGGTCTTTCGCCTTGCGCGGCAGGAACGCGACACATGGGTGACGTGGCCTAGCAGGGTGGCGGCATTGATGGCGGCCGAAGTGGCTTTGGGAGTGGAAAAACAAACCGGAACACCGGTGATCATTGAGGCCGCGATCCTGCAGAGGGTGTTGGAAGCCCATGTCAGACAGCACCTCGAAGCCCTCGCCGATCTCAGGGTCAGCCTCGGATAACGACAGCACGGCCAGCGATGATCTGACCGCAGACCTCGACCTCGGGTTTGATGGGGCCGAGGATATTCTGCGCAACTGGCGACGTGGAATGCGGCCTGATCCGGACCTGACGGTGTCGGAATGGGCGGATGCGCATCGCTGGCTGTCGTCGCGTGCTGCGGCCGAACCGGGGCGATATCGCACCGCGCGAGCGCCCTATCTGCGCGAAATCATGGACGCGCTGTCGCCGCGGCACCCGGCGCAACGGATCAGCTTCATGAAAGCAGCGCAGGTTGGCGCTACAGAGGCTGGCAACAACTGGATCGGCTTCGTAATCCACCACGCGCCGGGTCCGATGTTGGCAGTATTGCCCACGGTGGAAATGGCCAAACGCACCTCGCGCGGGCGGCTCGACCCCTTGATCTCGGAAAGCCCGGTGCTGCGTGCGCTGGTCAATCCGGCCCGGTCGCGCGACGCGGGCAATTCGATGCTGTCGAAGGAATTTCAGGGCGGCATCCTGGTGCTGACGGGGGCCAATTCCGCGACCGGCCTGCGGTCGATGCCTGCGCGCTACATCTTTCTCGACGAGGTCGACGCCTATCCGGCCTCTGCCGACGAAGAAGGCGATCCGGTCACACTGGCCGAGGCCCGGACCACCACCTTCTCGCATCGGCGCAAGGTGTTCATGGTCTCGACCCCGACGATCCGGGGCATCAGCCGGATCGAGCGGGAATACGAGGCATCCGATCAGCGCCGGTACTTCGTGCCCTGCCCACATTGCGGCGCGATGCAATGGCTGCAGTTTGAACGCCTGCGTTGGGATAAAGGACGGCCTGACACGGCGACCTATCATTGCGAGGGCTGCGAGAAGCCCATCGCCGAGCATCACAAGACGCAGATGCTGGCGGCAGGAGAGTGGCGGGCGACGGCGACCTCAGTTGATCCGCATTCCATCGGTTTTCACATCTCGGCGCTCTATTCGCCACTGGGCTGGAAGAGTTGGCAACAGATCGCGCGGGACTGGCTCGCAGCCCAAGGCTCGGAGGAAATGCTGCGCGCCGCACGCAACACCCTGCTGGGCGAGACATGGGTCGAAAGTGGCGACGCGCCGGAATGGCAGCGGCTGGCAGAACGGCGCGAAGCCTATGGTGGTGTGCAGGTCCCTGTCGGTGGTCTGTTCCTGACCGCCGGTGGCGATGTGCAGAAGGACCGCATCGAGGTCGATGTCTGGGCCTGGGGTCGGGATAGGACAAGCTGGCTGGTCGATCACATTGTCATTGCCGGTGGTCCGGATGATCCCGCCTGCTGGGACAAGCTGACCGCCCTCTTGGGGCGGACTTGGGCCTGCGCCAATGGTGCTGTGATGGTGATCGGCAAGCTGGCGATCGACACCGGCTATGAAGCCCCAGCTGTGTATGCATGGGCGCGGAAACAGGGGTTCGACCAGGTTTCGCCAATCAAAGGGCTGGAAGGCTTCAACCGGGCCACGCCGGTGTCGGGGCCGACCTTTGTCGATGCGACCATCGGCGGTAAACGCCTGCGCCGGGGCGCGCGGTTGTGGTCGGTGGCCACGGCGACGTTCAAGACCGAGACCTACCGCTTCCTGCGGCTGGAGCGCCCCTCGGACGAGGACCGGGCGCTGGGCGTCTGTGATGCGCCCGGCACCGTGCACCTGCCCGAGTGGATTGATACCGAATGGCTGAAGCAACTGGTCGCCGAACAGCTCGTCACCGTGCGCAACAAGCGCGGCTACAGCCACCCTGAATGGCAGAAAATGCGGGAACGCAACGAAGCGCTGGATTGCCGGGTTTATGCCCGGGCGGCGGCGTGGATCCTCGGGGCTGATCGCTGGGACGAGGCGACCTGGCGGCGGCTGGAAGAACAGGCCGGGGTCGAGACCAAGCCTCAGATGCTCGCAGCCATACCTGCAGCGACAGATGCCCCGACCGCGCCCAAGGCCGGAACACCAACGACGCCACGGCGAAAACGCCGGGCTTACACACCGAACTTCATGAGGGATTGAGATGGATCTGGAACGGATGCGCGCCCTGCTGGCGGCACTGCAGGAAGCGCGCTACGCGGGCGTCCGCTCTGTCAGCTATGACGGCAAGACCATCAACTACGGCTCGGACGCAGAACTGGCGAACGCGATCAGCGATCTGGAAGGCCGGATTGCTACGGCCACCTCCGGCACGCCGCGTCGTCGTCGCTGGGGCACTGTTGCCTCGAAGGGCCTGTGAACCATGGCGTTTGAAGCGTTCCGCCAGCGGCTCGGCAGCATCATTGGCGGGTTTGATGCAGCGCAGGCCCATCGGCGGTTGCGGGGCTTCCGGGCGTCCCGCGCGCATGTGAACACGCTGATCGCGGCCTCCGGCGACACGATTACCGCCCGCGCGCGCTGGCTGGTCCGCAACAATGGCTATGCAGCGAACGCTGTGGAGTCGTTCGCCAGCAATGTGGTCGGCGATGGGATCAAACCCTCATCTACGATCGCGGATGCTGCAAAGAAGGAAGAATTGCAGTCGCTGTGGCTGGCCTGGACGGACGACGCTGACGCGGAAGGCCTGACCGATTTCTACGGGCTGCAGCGCCGGGCCGCCCGGGAGGTGTTTCTGTCAGGCGAGGTGTTCATCCGGATCCGGCCCCGCCGCGCGGTAGACGGTCTGACCGTGCCGATCCAGCTGCAGATGCTGCCTGCCGAAATGTTGCCGCTCGACATGAACCGGACCCTGCCAGGCGCGGGGCTGATCCGGCAAGGGATCGAATTCGACGGCATCGGTCGCCGCGTCGCCTATCATTTCCTGCGCCGCCATCCGGGTGATCTGACCGACCCCGGCCTCACCAATGAGACCGTCCGTGTGCCCGCCGCAGATGTGATCCACGTGCTGGACCCAGTCGAGGCAGGCCAGTTGCGCGGCGTGTCGCGCTTTGCCGCCGCAATCGTCAAGCTGTTCACGCTGGACCTCTACGATGACGCTGAGCTGGAGCGGAAGAAAATCGCGGCGATGTTCGCGATGTTCATCACCTCCCCCGCCCCTGAAACCCCACTGGAACCGACCGAGGAGGATTTGGAAGTCGAGCCCGGCCAAGTGGTGCGGCTGGATCCCGGCGAGGATGTCTCGACGCCTGCCACACCCGACTCCGGCGGTACCTACGAGCTGTTCCAATACCGGACGCTGCTGCAAATCGCGGCGGCGCTGGGCATCCCCTACGGCTACCTGACGGGTGACACCGCCAAGGGCAACTTCTCAAACACACGGATATCCCTGATCGAATTCCGCCGCCGCATCTCCGCTTGGCAGCATGGCGTGCTGGTGTTCCAGCTCTGCCGTGCCGTCTGGGCACGCTGGATGGATATCGCGGTGCTGTCGGGTGCCATCGATCTGCCCGGCTATGATCAACAGCGGCGGCAATATCAGGCCTGCGCCTGGTTGCCGACCAAATGGGACTGGATCGACCCAATGAAGGACGCCTCGGCCGAGATCCTGCAGATCGAGTCCGGCCTGAAATCCCGCACGCAGGCGATCTCGGAACGGGGCTTTGACGCAGAACAGGTCGACCGCGAGATTGCCGCCGAGCGCAAGCGCGAATTGTCACTGGGTCTCGACTTCCGCCGTCCGGGATCCCCGGCACAGGGGCCGGGCGCGGCGAAGGAAAATGACAACACCCAGCGGGACGACAACGCCAACGACGACGAAGCAGACGACAACGCTGATGAAAAAACCGAAGCCAAGGAGAGCGTATGATGCACCATGCCCAGATCGCTCAGCGCGCCTTCAACACGCCACTGATGGTGGACCCTGCCAAGGCGCTGGCTTTCCTGTCTGGCCTCGGACCACGCATTACGGGACAGGAGATCACGTTTTCGGGCGCTGAATTGCCTGCCAATGATATTGAGCATGCGGCCTTGCCTGCTCGCGCCTCTTTGTTCGGCAATGATCTCGCCCAGCGTCACCAGCGCAATGGCATTCAGCCCTTTGCGGTGGTGGATGGCATCGCCGTCATCGAAATCGCGGGCACACTTGTGCACCGTGGCGCATGGATCGGGCAATCTTCCGGGCTGACCTCCTATGAGGGGATCGCGGCCCAACTGCAGGCGGCGCTGGCAGATCCCAGCGTGCGTGGCATTGCGCTCGATATCGACAGCTTTGGAGGCGAGGTGGCGGGTGCCTTCGATCTGGCCGACCGCATTCGGGTGGCGCGGGCACAAAAGCCGGTGCATGCCTTCGTAGCCGAACACGCGCTGTCCGCTGGCTACGTCCTGGCCTCCCAGGCCGACCGCATCATTCTGCCCCGCACCGGTGCTGTCGGCAGCATCGGTGTCGTTGCGCTGCACACGGATATGAGCGGCGCACTGGACCAGAAGGGCATTGCCGTCACCCTGATCCATGCTGGGCTCCACAAGATCGACGCCAATCCGTACCAGCCGCTTCCCGAGGCGGTGCATGACCAGATGCAGCGCGAGCTAGAGGTCGTGCGCTTCCTGTTCGCAGAAACCGTCGCCGCAGGGCGCGGGGATCGGCTGACCCATGCCGCCGCACTTGCCACCGAAGCGGCCGTGTTTCGCGGGGCCGATGCCATCGCAGCAGGCCTTGCCGACGATCTCGCCGATCCCGTCAATGCCTTCCACGCTTTCGCCGCCGCACCCCGCGGCACTACTCCCCCCAGCAGAAAGGGTCTACAGATGACCACGACGCCTGAAACACCTGCCGAAAACGTCGACACGCCTCCAGTCGGGGCTGCACCACCGGCTCCGGCTGCAGCGGCCGCCGTACACGCGCCCAATCCGGTGGCGATGTCAGCCGACGCAGTTCGCATTGAAGCAGCAGAAGTTGCACAGGTCTGTGCGCAGGCGGCCCGGCTCGGAGTGACCATTGATGCCGCCGACGCTGTCACGCGCGGTTTGAAGCCTGAAGCCCTTCGCGCCCGCGTTCTGGCCGATCTGGCCGCCCGCAGCGATGCCGCTGGCATCATCGCCACGGCCCCGGCTGCGGCGGCTGCAAAAGACAGCCCGATCATCGCAGCTGCCAAAAAAGCTGCGACCGACGCCAAGCGCTGATCCAGCACCCACGTCCCTCACCCCAAAAATGGAGACTGACCAATGCCCGTCCTGACGGAACAGCCCAGCATGGGCGATGTCCTCAAATATGAGGTCAACCCGAACTACACCCGCGAAGTCATCACCCTGTTGATCGGCATGCCCTATCCGGTCGGCTCGGTCCTCGGGCGCATCACAGCCAGCGGCAAATACAAGCTGGCCACCAGCGGTGGCGCAGACGGTGCGCAAACCGCCACGGCCGTCTTGCTCTATGCCGTCGATGCCACGCTGGCGGACGCCACCGGAATTGTGGTGGCACGTGGTCCCTCGATCGTGTCGCGCGCAGGCCTCGCCTATGACGGCACCGTTGATGACGCACCGAAGATCATCACCAAGCTCGGCCAACTTGCCGCCGTCGGCATCATTGCCCGCGACGGCGTCTGACGCCCACCGGCGCGGCGCATCCACATCCATCCCTCTTTCCCCCGGAGCACCCCATGACCCTTGTCCGCAATCCCTTTGACGCTGGCGGCTATTCGCTGGCCGAGATGACGCAGGCCATCAATATCCTGCCCAACCTCTACACCCGCCTTGGCCAGATCGGCCTGTTCCGCTTCGAGGGCGTCAGCCAGCGGTCGGTGATCATCGAGCAATACGAGGGCGTGCTGAACCTGCTGCCCTCGGTGCCCCTTGGCGGACCCGCCACGGTCGGCACCCGTGAGGGCCGGTCCATGCGGTCTTTCGCCCTGCCGTGGATCCCGCATGATGACGTCATTCTGCCCGGTGATATCCAAGGCCAACCGGCGCTGGGCGTGTTCGATGGTGCCGACCCGCTGGTCGAGGTGATGAACCGCAAATTGCAGCTGATGCGCCGCAAGCATGCCCAGACCCGCGAATACATGGAGATGAACGCCCTGCGTGGCATCGTGAAGGATGGTGCGGGGATCACCCTCTACAATTACTTCACCGAGTTTGGTCTGGCGCAAATCTCGGTGGACTTCGTGCTGGGCACGGCTGGCACCAATGTGCAGGGCAAGGTGCGCGAGGTCTTGCGCGCCATGGAGGACAACCTGCTGGGCGAAAGCATGAACGATGTGCATGCCCTCGTCAGCCGGGAATTCTTCGACAAACTGATCGCGCATCCGAAGACCGAGGAAGCCTACAAGTTCTACGCCGCGACCGGCGCGCAGCCCCTGCGCCAGGATGTGCGGCGCAACTTCCCCTTCGCAGGCATCGTGTTCGAGGAATATTCGGGCACCGTCACCCTCTCGACCAAGGCCACCGAGCGGCTGGTCCCCGCCAGCGAGGGGATCGCCTTCCCGCTCGGCACGATGGACACCTTCACCACCTATGGCGGCCCGGCCAACCTGCTGGAGGCGGCCAACACAATGGGTCTGCCGCTCTACGCCCGCCAGCATCTCGACGAGAAAGGCCGCTGGATCGATCTGATGACCGAAGCCTCGATCCTGCCGGTGAACAAGCGGCCGCGCATCGCGATCCGCATTCACACCTCGAACTGACGGATCCGCCATGAATGTCATTGTTTCCGCCGTGGACCGCATCTATGCCAACCCGTCCATGGCGGTGGCGGCCCTGTGGATCTCTGCCACCACGTCAGAGGAAACGCCCATTCGGGTCATCCGCCGCGCCCCGGACCGCATCACCGAGTTCGGCGCTGGGCGCTTCGTCAGCGATACCATGATGGTGGACGTCCGCGTCGCTGACCTGCCCGATCCCCACCCCGGTGATCTGATCGTGGTCGGGGCAGACAGCTTTACGATTCAGGGAGAACCCACGCGGGATCGTGAGCGTCTGATCTGGTCGCTGGACCTGCAGCCAACATGAGGCTCAGGATCGAGATCAATCCTGACATCGCCGCCTTGATGCAGGCTGAAATCGCTGCTGGCGAAAAAGCAGTGTCCTCCGCCATGCGCGAAGCTGGCACCGGTCTCAAATTCGCCTGGCGGACACAGATCACCGGCGCTGGGCTGGGCATAAGGCTTGGCAACAGCATCCGCCTGGCCAGCTTCCCCAAATCCGGCGACAGCCTGAACGCGGCGGCACTGGTCTGGTCCAACGCCCCGGTGATCATCAGTGCGCATGACACCGGCCCACTGATCCGGTCCAAGAACGGGTTCTGGCTTGCGATCCCAACTGCTGCCGCTGGCAAAAGTAGCAAAGGCGGCCGCATCACCCCCGGTGAATGGGAACGCCGCACCGGCTTGGGACTGCAATTTATCTACCGCCGTCGCGGGCCGAGCCTGCTGGTGGCCGAGGGGCGGCTGAATACCAAGGGCCGAGCGGTGGCATCCAAGTCCAAGAGCGGACGCGGCGTGGCAACCGTGCCGATCTTTTTGCTGGTGCCGCAGGTCAAGCTACGGAAACGGCTGGATCTCGCGCGGGATGCAGAGCGCGCGGTGGACGGCGTGCCGGGCCTGATCGTGGCGAACTGGGTGGAGGGACAGCTGGGCTGACGTCTGCAATGCGGACAACGCTAGCTTTCGCTGCGCTTGCTCCAATGGCTGCTTCAACACAGAAAGCAAACGCCCGATGGAATGTGCTAGCCTTGGTGGTTTTTAGATTCCCTTAAAAGCGGCCAATGCGGATGATAATCGTCAATGATGATGGGGTGGCTATGGGTGCGTCCGTTCTGCACATGAGGGTGGTCCGCAGGCAGATCGTCGTGAGAATGTTCAACAACCCCTACATCATCATGTGGCCAGAGGATAATGCCTCCTACCATTCCAGCTGCGGCCAGCAGCGCCAATGTTGCAAGCGCCGTTGCTGCACCAAAATCGGTTATGAGCCAACCTGCCAAGGGATAGGCTACCAGCCAGCAGGCATGAGATAGGGCAAACTGGGCTGCGTAGACAGCGGGCCTGTCTTCGGCATGTGCAGAGCGTTTGAGCAGCCGCCCGGTCGGAGTCAGGACAGTAGAATAACCTACCCCGATCACCAGCCACCCAGCCAAAAGCGGATACCAACCCACGCCGTTGATCATTGTCAGCGCGGCGAGACCAAGGAGGGTGATCACCAGCACGGCAGCACCAGCCATCATAACGGGTCGATCAGGCTGAGTGTCGAGAAGCCAAGGCAACAAGAGGGCCGCGAGCATGGAGCCTCCTCCGAATGCGGCGAGGGCGAGGGCCACCTGTGTGTCGCCAAATCCTAAAACGGACCGTACCAGAACGACCGTGTTGACCAGTACCATCGCCCCTGCCGCCGCTGCGGCAAGGTTCAGAGACAGAAGACCGCGCAGCCGTGGTGTGGCGAGGTAGATGCGCATCCCGCGTGTGGTGCGGTCATAGATCCCACGGCGTGCCGTTTCCTGCGGGCTGGGCAGCAGGACGGAAACGATCAGCAGGGCTGATCCGACAAAGCCTATGACAGTTCCGAAGAACAACGCTTGATAGCTGACAAAGGCCAGCAGAATCGCGGCCAGCATCGGGCTGATGATGTTCTCCAGATCATAGGCCAGCCGCGACAGGGACAGGGCGCGGGTGTAGCGCTCTTCTTCCGGCAGGATATCTGGGATTGTTGCCTGAAACGTCGGGGTAAATGCGGCGGAGGCAGATTGCAGCACAAAGATCAGCACATAGACCTGCCAGACTTCACTCACGAACGGCAGGCAGAGCGCCACGGCGGCGCGGACCAGATCGAGGCTGACAAGCATGGAGCGCCGCGGCCATCGGTTCGCAAATGCTCCGGCAATGGGCGCTATGCCAACGTAAGCCACCATCTTGATCGTGAAGACCGTCCCCAGAACCAGCCCTGCGCGTTCCTCCGCCAGATCAAAGGCGAGCAAGCCTAGCGCCACAGTCGCCAGCCCGGTCCCCAGCAGGGCGGTGATCTGGGCCAGAAAAAGGTGGCGGTAGGTGCGGTCGGCAAGGACGAAAAGCACGGGGAGACCTCACAAATACTTGGTGATCGCCTTGAACTCTGCCGTTGCAGGCGTTCCATCACCGCCCGCACCGGCCATCGCCGCATCAAGACAATGGTCGATGTGATCCTGAATCAGGGTGCGTTTGGCTTGGGTGATGGCCTTTTCGACGGCATGGAGTTGCTGCGCGATGTCGGTGCAGGGCCGCTGCGTCTCAATCATCCCGATCACACTCAAAAGATGGCCGTTGGCACGTTTCAGCCGTTTTACGATCTCGGGGTGGGTTGCATGGGGGATATGTTTTATCATAGACAACGACTATCCTCCCCAGGGGGATAAAGCAAGCAGGCCGAGACCTGCGGAATCGGGCACATGAAACGAAAGGCGACATCATTCCTGCGCTTTGCATTGACCATCGCTTTGGCGATGGCATTTATGTTGTCGTCTGAAGCACAGAGCAAATCGTATGATCTTGTCGAAATCGCAGAGATCATGGCCGGGCATCAGGGCGACATCGAAGACCACGGCCATTCCCATGACGACATCGTGGATATAATGCACGTCTTTCAAAGTCATGCCCACGAGATGGCCGAGCATGAACACATCACCTCATTTTTGCTCCCGAGCGAGGCGACCAGTGCGATCCTGCCAACCCGCATACGTTTGATCATGGCTGACAACGCCATGCCGGGAAGCAGGGACTACGGTTTGGATCGACCGCCACGATTGTAATGTTGCGCCTTCCGGGCGCTGTCATCTTACACACTCAACAAGCGGAAAATCAAAATGATACCCAACCGATCCTATCGGTCAGGGCACCCGTCGCATGCTTTGCGGCAGTCCCTGATCCTTTGTACCACAATCATGCTGATGCTGATCGCATTCGCCACCTCTGCCTACGCCCATGCTGTGACCGCCGGTGACGCGGGCTACATCCAAGAGATTTTCGGGCCTCACATCATCTCGTTCATCTATCTGGGCGCAAAGCACATGATCACGGGATACGACCATATCCTGTTCCTGCTTGGCGTCGTCTTCTTCCTCTACCACATGAAAGACGTGGCGATTTACGTCAGCATCTTTGCCGTCGGTCACTCCGTCACCATGATCGCGGGCGTTTGGTTTGGCTGGGGCATCAACGCGTATATCATCGACGCCATCATTGGCCTGTCGGTCGTCTACAAGGCACTCGATAATCTTGGCCTCTATCAGAAATGGCTCGGGTTTCAGCCCAACACCAAGGCCGCAACCCTGATCTTCGGTCTGTTCCATGGCACCGGACTGGCGTCAAAAATCCTAGACTATCAGCTGTCCGACGATGGGCTATTGGCCAACCTTCTGGCCTTCAACTTCGGCGTCGAGGTGGGTCAGCTTCTCGCTCTGTTCGTGATCCTGATCGTCATGGGTTACTGGCGCAGAAGCCCCAATTTCATGCGTCAGGCCAATATCGCCAACATCGTCATGGTTTTTCTCGGCCTCCTTCTGACTTACCAGCAGATCGCCGGTTACATCGCCAACACATAAAGATTGGAACACACAATGTATAACGCACCACAACCCAAACTCGAAGACCTGCCCACCCCCAGCCAGCTGCGCCGCTCAACGATCATCGCGGCGATCGGGGCCGTGGCCATCGGCGTCATGGTCTATCTGCCAGCAGAATACGGCACCGATCCCACTGGCGTGGGCAGCATTCTTGGCCTGACAGAAATGGGCGAGATCAAGCAGCAACTGGCAGCAGAAGCAGAAGCGGACCGTTTGCTAGATGCCGCTGGTGACACATCGTCCGTGTTGGACGATGTTTTCGGCCTGTTTGTCTCCGCCGCCCATGCACAAGAAGCGTGGCAGGATGAGATCATATTCACACTCGCACCCGGTGAGTCCACCGAGATCAAGGCCACGATGGAGCAAGGGGCCACGCTGACCTATGATTGGGTCGCCACAGGTGGGAGGGTCAACTTTGACCTTCATGCCCATGCAGGTAGCGACGCGGTCACCTATGAGACGGGCCGTGGCCAGACATCCGGTGAAGGCAGCTTTGAAACTCCCTTCGCAGGAGATCACGGCTGGTTTTGGCGCAACCGCGACGATGTCGAGCTGACGGTAACGCTGCAACTGCGGGGGTCATACAGCGAGATTGTCCGAAGCGAGTGATAAATTCCGGCGGCTACCTGCAATCAAATTTGCGGGTAGCCACCCTTCAATGCCGAAAGTTTGACGCTCCGGCCTTAAAATGCAGACGTTCGCTACATCACAAAAGACTGGTAACTCTGGGCTCGAAGCAGGCGTCGGTGAAGCCATCAGTCTTGGAATAACATATGCCAACTGCCCGCGAAAATGTCCTCGCCGCGCTGCTCGCGCGGCTGCAGCCCTTGGCCGCCCTTGTTCTGCGCGATGAGGTTCTGCCAGAGCGGATCCCACCTGCGGGACTGATCATCCTGCGCGATGGCCAGCCGGGCGAGCCGGAGGCGACGCTGTCGCCGCTGCGCTACCATTTCCAACACCGGGCCGAGCTCGAGGTCGTCGTCCAAGCTGGAACCGGCCGGGCCAGCGCCTTCGACGACCTGATTGCCGCTATCGGCGACGTGCTGGAAGCTGACCGCACGCTCGGCGGCCTCTGCGATTGGATAGAACCCGGAGCCCCGGCCTCGGTCGATCTGCCTGTTGAGGGCGCGGCGGCCCTGAAGGCGGCGGTGATCACTGTCGTGTTGCACTACACCACCACCGGCCCGCTGGCCTGACACCCCGACAATAAGGAGAAAAATATGGCACGTGCGCAAGGTGCGCGGGCGCAGATGGCGCTTGCGTATGAGACGGTTTACGGGACCCCGCCGCTCAGTGGTTTCACGAAGATGCCATTCGCCAGCACTTCGCTGGGATCGGAACAGCCGCTTCTGAACAGCGAGCTGCTCGGCTATGGCCGCGACCCACTGGCCCCGATCAAGGACGCAGTGACGGCCGACGGCGATGTCATGGTGCCGATCGACGCCGAGGCTTTCGGGTTCTGGCTGAAGGCAGCCTTCGGTGAACCGACAACCTCTGGGGTTGGACCCTATACCCATGAGTTCCGGTCGGGCGGCTGGACCCTGCCATCAATGTCGATCGAGACCGGCATGCCCGAGGTGCCGCGCTTTGCGATGTATTCGGGCTGCGTATTGGATCAGCTGTCGTGGCAGGTGCAACGCTCCGGCCTTTTGACCGCGACCGCCCGGCTTGTGGCGCAAGGCGAGACCATCGCCACGACGACCAGCGCAGGCACGCCCGCCGAGCTAGCCCTGAAGCGGTTCGGCCATTTTAACGGCGCGATCAGCCGAGACGGCAGCGCCCTCGGCAACGTGGTCTCGGCGGAAATCACCTATGCCAACAACCTCGACCGGATCGAGACCATCCGCAGCGACGGCAAGATCGACGGGGCAGACCCGTCCATCGCAGCACTGACCGGCCGGATCGAGGTCCGCTTTGCCGACAGCACGCTGGTGACACAGGCGATCAACGGCGACCCCTGCGAGATCAGCTTCGCCTATGTCCTGCCCTCCGGGGATAGCTTCACCTTCACCGTTCACGCCGTCTACCTCCCGCGACCCCGGATCGAGATTTCCGGGCCGCAGGGCGTGCAGGCCACCTTTGACTGGCAAGCGGCGAAAGCTGCCAGCCCCGCCCGCATGTGCACCGCAACCCTGATCAACGATATCGAGGCATACTGATGATCCGCCTGAACCTGACCGCCACGCCACAATGGCTGGACCTCGCCCCCGGCCTGCGCTTGCTTGTCGGCCCGCTGACCACCGCCCTGATGGTCTCGGCCCGCGCCGATCCGGCAATCGAAGGACTGCCCGATGGTGCTTCCCAAGAGGAACTCGCCCTCGTCATGGCCAAAGCCGTGGCCCGCCGCGCAGTGCTGGATTGGGAAGGTGTCGGCGATGACGTGGGCAACATAGTCCCCGTCTCCCCCGAGGGCATCGATGCCCTTCTGGAAATCTGGCCGGTCTTCGAGGCGTTCCAGACTCAATACGTCGCGCGTGGCCTGATCCTGGACGCCGAAAAAAACGTCTCCGCGCTCTCGCCGAGTGGTCCTTCGGCGGGGGCGATCGGTACTGCGCGGCCTGCCCACCCTTCGAGGGCCGCGAGGGCAATTGCCCCGACTGCCCCGCAAGACTGAACCAGCCGCGAACGCCGGAGGGCTGGCAGGTCTGGGATCTGGTCGGCCGCCTCGGGGGCCAACTACGTGTGATCCCCGGCGCGGTCCTCGGCTGGGACATGGGCGCGGCCCTCGCACTCTCACAGGCGCTGGGCATCAACACCCTGATCGCTGCCGAACTGCTGCCCGAGATCGAGGCTGTGATGGTCCGCAAACTGAACGAACAGATGGAAGGAGGCCGCGATGGCTGAGAAAAGGGTCAGCGTCCGCCTTGTGGCAGAGGGCGGCCGCCAGGTCCGCGCCGAGCTGGAAGGCGTCGGTGAGGCAGGCGCGCGCGGGTTCGGGCGGCTGTCGCGCGAGATGGACATGGCGAATGCGCGCGTTGCCGCCTTTGCCCGCCGCGCCACGCTTGCCGCAGCGGCTGCCACTGGGGCGCTCGCGGCGGCGGGGGTCGCGATGATCCGTTCTGGCCTGCAGACCGTCGATGCGCAGGCCAAGATGGCGCAGTCGCTCGGCACGACGGTCGCCAGCCTTCAGGTACTGGAGCGCGCGGGCGATCTGGCGGGCGTGTCGATGGGTCAGGTCGAGCAAGCCACCGTGCAACTGACGCGGCGGCTGAGCCAGGCGGCCGCCGGAACCGGACCAGCGGTCGATGCCCTGGACCGCCTGCACCTCTCGGCCGAGGAGTTGCAGCGCCTGCCGCTGGATGCGCGCATCGCGGCCATTCAGGAAGCGCTCGGGCAATTTATCCCCGAGGCCGAACGCGCGGCAGTGGCCTCGCAGCTCTTTGGCGACCGCGCGGCGCTGGTGTTCACCCGGATCGATACTGCGACACTGCGCCAGGCGACCGAGGATGTTCTTGCCTTCGGGGTTGTCGTTTCCGAAGCTGACGCCGATCAGATTGAGCGTACCAATGACGCGATCTCGCGTCTCGGCCTGATCTGGCGCGGGCTGTCGAACCAGCTGGCGGTCGCCGCGGCGCCTGCCTTGGAGGCAATGGCCAACGCCATGGCAGCCATTGCCAGCCGCACCGGGCCACTCGGGATCGCGATCAAGGCGCTGTTCGACAACCTCGGACGGCTGACCACCTATGCTGCGACGTTCGCGGGCATCATGGCCGGGCGCTGGGTGGCTGTTATGGCGGCGGCTGCGCTGTCGGTGCGGGGGCTCGCCACCGCTCTGGTCTTCATGCGTGGAGCGCTGATCCGCACCGGCATCGGGGCGCTGATCGTCGGCGCGGGTGAGCTGGTCTATCAATTCTCACAACTTGTCACCCGGGTTGGCGGCGTTGGAGAGGCGTTCCGGCTGCTTGGCGATCTGGCCAAGGAGGTCTGGTCGCGGATGGGCCTGGCGCTCGATGGTGCGCTGGCACAAATGGCGGCCGGGTGGGAGGGGCTGAAGGCCGCAAGTCTCACGGCACTTGAGGGCACCATCGCGGGCGTGGTCAGCTTCGGCGACCGGACGGCGGCGATCTTCCAAGGGGCCTATGATGCGGCGGTGGCGATCTGGGGCAGTCTGCCCGGTGCCATTGGCGACTTTGCCTTTCAGGCCGCGAACGGCCTGATCTCCGGCGTCGAAGCGATGCTGAACGGTGTCGTCACCCGGATCAACACTTTCATCACCGGATTGAACACCGCTCTGTCGCTGCTGCCGGAATGGGCAACGGGTGAAGGTGGGGTCCGGATCGGCTCGCTGGATCCCTTGGAACTGGCGCGGATCGGCAACCCGTTTGAGGGTGCGGCAACCGCAGCGGGTGCCGCCGCAGGTGATGCCTTCTCCGCCGCTCTGTCACGCACTTATCTTGAACCACCTGACCTCGGGCTTGGCACAATGGCCGACGACGCCCGCGCCCGTGCCGATGGTTACCGCGAAGCCGCAGGAATGCTCGCCGATGCCGCCGGTCGACCGTTGGCCAGCTGGCAAGCGCTGCGCGACGCCGTGACCGGCACCGGTACCGAAGCTGAAGCCGCACTGGCCGATGCTGCGGCCTCGGCGGATGCGCTCGGGCTGGAACTCGACGAAACGGCCGCCGCCGCCGGTGGTGCAGGAGCCGCGGCACGCGCTGCCGGGGCGGCAGCGGCCGAGGGCGCGGAGCAAGCCGCAACCGGCTGGGGCGCAGTCACCGCAGCGCTCGCCGACTATGCAGCCAAGGCCCGCGACATCGGCGGCGATATCGGCCAGACACTGGTTGGCGCATTCCAAAGCGCCGAGAACGCCGTGGCCACCTTCGTCAAAACCGGCAAACTGGATTTCCGCGACCTCGTGACCTCGATGATCGCCGATCTGGCCAAGCTGGCGGCGCGGCGCTTCATCCTCGGGCCTATCGCCGATGCCCTCTCGGGCGCGCTGGGCGGTGCAGGTGGATTGTTCGCAGATATCCTGCATTCCGGTGGCACTGTCGGATCGCCGGGCCCGGGCCGCATGGTCCCGGCGCTGGCCTTCGCCGGTGCCCCGCGTATGCATTCCGGTGGCTGGGCAGGCATCAAACCCGACGAGGTTCCGGCGATCCTGCAACGGGGTGAGCGGGTTCTGTCGCGCCGGGAAGCGGCTGGCTATGGCAAGGGTCAAAGTGCAGCCCCGAATATCTCCGTCACCATCAATGCGCGTGACGCCGAAAGCTTCCGGCAATCCCGCACACAGGTCGCGGCCGACATTGCCCGCGCCGTGTCGCTGGGCCGAAGGGGCATGTGATGGCGTTCCATGAAGTTCGCTTCCCCGACAACATCAGCCGTGGCGCGCGAGGCGGCCCGGAACGACGCACGCAGATCGTCGAACTTGCCTCCGGTGACGAGGAACGCAACGCCAGCTGGGCCAACTCGCGCCGCCGCTTTGACGTGGCCTATGGCATCCGTCGCGCCGATGATCTGGCTTTGGTCGTCGCCTTCTTCGAGGCCCGCAACGGCCGCCTGCACGGGTTCCGCTACAAGGATTGGGCGGATTACAAATCCTGCATGCCGTCGCAAGCCGTGGCCCCGACGGACCAGCCGATCGGCACCGGCAACGGCGCTGTCACAACCTTCGCGCTCCTGAAACGCTACACCTCCGGCGCACAAAGCTGGACCCGCGCCATCGCCAAACCTGTCGCAGGCAGCGTTCGCCTTGCCTTGAACGGGGTCGAGCAGATGACCGGCTGGAGCGTCGATACTACCAACGGCAGCGTCACGTTCGCCGCCGCACCGGGCGCGGGCATCGCGATCACCGCAGGCTTCGAATTCGACGTGCCCGTCCGCTTCGACACTGACACGCTGGACGTGACCCTCGATGTTGAACGGCTGGGCTCGATCACCTCCATACCGCTGCTGGAGATCCGCAGATGAAATCCCTCTCTCCCGCACTGCAGGCTCATCTGGACGATGGCACCACCACCATGTCCTGGTGCTGGCGGATTTCGCGGGCGGACGGCGTGGCGCTGGGCTTCACCGATCATGACCGGATGCTGGCCTTTGACGGTACCGAGTTTGAGCCTGAAAGCGGGTTTGCCGCGTCGGAAATTCGATCAGGTTCCGATCTGGCCGTCGATGCGCAGGACGCGACCGGCGTGCTGACCTCGGACCGGATCACAGAAACCGACATCCTCGACGGGCGCTGGGACAATGCTGCGGTCGAGCTGTGGCGGGTGAACTGGGCCGACACCAGCCAGCGGGTGCTGCTGCGCCGAGGGGGCGTGGGGCAAATCCGGCGCGGCCGCATGGCATTCGTGGCGGAAGTTCGGTCACTGGCGCATGTGTTGGGTCAGACTGTCGGGCGGACGTTTCAGGCGGGCTGTGATGCAGCGCTGGGCGACGCGCGTTGCGGGATCAATCTGGAAAACGCCGTCTACAAGGGTTCGGGCGTGGTCACGGACCTGTTGCGCGACCGCGCGTTCATGGCGTCTGGTTTGCCCGGCTTTAACGCTGGCTGGTTCACATCCGGAACAGTCACCTGGACCAGCGGTGCCAATGCCGGGCGGATCACTGAATTACTGGCCCATGGCGTTGCCGATGCCATCGCCACCCTGACCCTCTTGGAAGCCCCGGTGCGCGCCATCGCCGAGGGGGACAGCTTCATCGCGCGGGCGGGCTGCGACAAGCGGATCGCCACCTGCGGGGCGAAGTTCGCCAACTCCGCCAACTTCAGGGGCTTTCCGAACATCCCTGGGCAGGATGCAGTGTTGCGCTATGCCAGCCAGGACGGCGGGCATGAAGGTGGCGTGTTGTGATTTCCGCTGATCCCGTCCTCGTTGTCGCCACAGCGCGAAGCTGGCTGGGCACGCCCTATCACGATCAGGCGAGTCTGCGCGGGGTCGGCTGCGACTGCCTCGGGCTGGCACGCGGCGTCTGGCGCGACGTGGTTGGGGACGAACCTTTTCAGATCCCTCCCTACAGTCGGGATTGGGGCGAAACAGGGCCGCACGAGGTGCTGGCGAACGGTGCCGCATCGTTGTTGATCCCGATTGCAATGAGTGATGTCGGTCCCGGCGCGCTGGTCCTGTTCCGCATGGCCTCACGCGCCATTGCCAAGCATGTCGGGATCCTGACCGCGCCTGACCGCTTCATTCATTCCTACGAACGGCTTGGCGTCGTCGAGGAATCCCTGACCCCAAGATGGCGACGGCGCATCGCCTTCGCCTTCCTGTTTCCGCGCTCCAGCAACATCTGAGATTTTCACATGGCAACTTTGGTTCTCGGTGCCGTCGGCTCCGCGATTGGTGGCGCTTTTGGCGGTGCCATCCTCGGCTTTTCCGGTGCTGTCATCGGTGGCTTCATCGGCTCGACCATCGGATCGGTCGTCGACAACTGGATCGTGTCGTCCCTCGCCCCGGCTCAACGCATCGAGGGCGCGCGGCTGGATAGCCTGCGCATCACGTCCTCGACCGAAGGCGCAGTGATCCCGCGCCTGTTCGGTCGGATGCGCATCGGCGGCAACATCATCTGGGCCACCGATTTCCGCGAAGAGGTCAACACCACCAGTCAGGGCGGTGGCAAGGGCAGCGGGCCTAAGGTCACGACCACCGAGTATCTCTACTATGCGTCTTTTGCCGTCGCTTTGTGCGAGGGCGAGATCACCGGCATCGGCCGCGTCTGGGCCGACGGCAAGGCGATGGATATGACCGGCGTCACCTGGCGCTGGTATCCGGGCGACGAGGCGCAAAGCCCCGATCCCTTCATTGCAGCCAAGATGGGCGCGGCCAACACCCCCGCCTATCGTGGCACTGCCTATGTTGTGTTTGAGGAACTGAACCTCAGTGGTTTCGGCAATCGCCTGCCGCAGATCAGTTTTGAGGTGTTCCGGCCCCTCGCGGACCCGGACACGGCCGAGGGGTTGGTCAAAGCCGTCACGCTGATCCCGGCCTCTGGCGAGTTCAGCTACGCGACGGTGCCAGTGAAGAAATCGAGCGGCGCTGGTGGGGCGACGGTTGCCGAAAACCTGAATGCGATTTCCGACACGGCAGACATCGTCGTGGCGCTGGACCGTCTGCAGTCCATGGCACCGGCGGTGGAAAGTGTGTCGCTGGTAGTGGCGTGGTTCGGCGATGACCTGCGCGCAGGCAATTGCAAAGTCCGCCCCGGCGTGGAGGTTGCGGCCAAGACGACGACGCCCTCTGCTTGGGTTGTAAATGGCGTAACGCGCGCGGATGCGTTTCTGGTCAGCAGAGATGCGGAGGACCGCCCGGTCTATGGCGGAACACCGGCGGATTTCGCGGTGGTACAGGCGATCAAGGAGATGAAAGCACGCGGGTTGCGCGTCACCTTTTATCCCTTCATCCTCATGGACGTCCCGCCCGGCAATACCAAGCCCAACCCCTACAGTGCCAATGCCGCCACGGTGGGCCAGCCGACGTTTCCCTGGCGCGGGCGCATCACTTGTTCCCCGGCGGCGGGTTACGCCGGGTCCGTGGACAAAACTGCCTCGGCCGCGACGCAGGTTACCGCGCTGTTCGGTACCGCCACGCCCGCGAACTTTGCGGTTTCCGGCGAAAGCGTCAGTTGGACGGGCCTAGTGGGCGAATGGTCGTTGCGGCGGATGATCCTGCATTATGCGCATCTGTGCAAAGCAGCTGGTGGCGTCGACGCCTTTCTGATTGGGTCAGAAATGCCCGGACTCACAACCATCCGCTCGGGTGCCAGCACCTATCCCGCCGTCACCTCATTTAAGAGCCTCGCGGCCGATGTCCGGTCCATTCTCGGCGCTGGGCCGAAGATCGGTTACGCCTCTGACTGGTCGGAATACTTCGGGCATCATCCGGGCGACGGCTCAGATGACGTGTATTTTCACCTCGATCCACTCTGGTCGGATGCCAGCATCGATTTCATCGGAATCGATAACTATATGCCGCTGTCAGACTGGCGCGACGGGTTTGATCACGCCGACGCCACGCTGGCGCCCGCGATCTACGACCGCGCCTATCTGCAATCGAACATCATCGGCGGCGAAGGGTTTGACTGGTTCTATCCCAATCCAGCCGACCGGACGGCGCAGGTTCGCACGCCGATCACTGATGGGGCAGCGGCCAAGCCATGGGTCTTCCGCTTCAAGGATCTGCGGGCATGGTGGCAAAACCCGCATTTCAACCGACCCGGTGGTGTGGAAATTGGGACGCCAACGGCATGGGTGCCGCAATCAAAGCCGATCTGGTTCACAGAGTTAGGGTGTCCAGCGATTGATCGTGGCACCAACCAGCCCAACGTGTTCTTCGATCCCAAGTCATCCGAAAGCTTCACGCCATACTTTTCTCGCGGCTGGCGCGACGATGCGATCCAGCGCGCCTATCTGGAAGTCACCTATCTGTTCTGGAACAACTCGGAGAATAATCCGATCTCGGGCGTTAGCGGCGCGCGCATGGTTCATGTGCCGGAATGCGCCGCATGGACCTGGGACGCGAGACCCTATCCATTCTTTCCCGAACTGACGGACGTCTGGACCGATGGCCCGAATTGGCAACTCGGTCACTGGCTGACCGGGCGGCTGGGTGCGGTATCGCTTGCCGCCCTCGTTCGCCACCTTTGCCTGCGCGCCGGAATGCCGGTATCTCATATCGACGTTTCCGGGCTTTGGGGCGCGGTCGAGGGCTATGTGATTTCTGCACTGGAAGCCCCGCGCGCGTCGATTTCCACGCTGGCCCGCCACTTCGGCTTTGATGCCGTCGAGAGTGAGGGCCGCATCCGGTTTCTGATGCGCGGCCGGGTCGCCGGTCTGACCATCGCGCCCGACAGCATGGTCGCACCCGCCTCGGCACAGGGCGATGTGATGGAACTGACCCGCGCGCAGGAAACCGAACTGCCGCAGGCGCTGAAATGGCAGGTTGCCCGCGCGGATGAGGATTATGACGCGGCGCAGGTCGAGGCCCGGCGCATCACCGTCGACACCACGCGCATCGCGTCCGAGGCGTTCCCGATGGCAGTGCCGCCCGAAGAGGCGGAGCGCCGTTGCCGTCGTGCGCTGATGGAGGCTTGGGTCGGGCGCGAAAGTGCCGTGTTCCGCCTGCCGCCTTCACGTCTGGCGCTGGATCCCTGCGATGTGATCCTGCTCGACCATGACGGCCGCCTGACCGAGATGCGGTTGGTGTCGATTGCCGATTCCGATCTGCGCAGCATTGATGCTGTTCGCCAGGACCGGGCCGTCTACGATTTGCCGCCCGGAGAGTCCCGCCCTGCATCATTGTCGACGCCGACGGTCTTCGGCACGCCAGATGTGCTTCTGCTGGACCTGCCGCAACTGCGCGAGGATCAACCTGCGCACCGGCCGCTCATTGCCGCCCACGCAAAGCCATGGCCCGGCGAAATGGCGGTGTATCGCAGTGCGGCGACGGATGGATTTGCACTGCTGACCACATTTAGCGCGCGCGCCCGCATGGGCGTGCTCGCAGCGGACTTCTACGCTGGGCCTGTGTCGCGCTTCGATCTTGGGAACGCGCTGGTGGTCGATCTCTATTTCGGAACGCTGGAAAGCGTCACGGATATTACCCTGCTTGGCGGTGCCAATGCGCTGGCCATCGAAACCGCTCCCGGCGCATGGGAGATCGTCCAGGCTGGCAATGCCGAATTGATCGCAGCAGGGCGGTATCGCCTGACCCGGCTGCTGCGTGGTCAGCGTGGAACAGAGAACGCAGTCGTAAGTGTCGTGCCGACCGGCGCGCGGGTTGTCGTGCTGGACACCACGCTGGCCCCACTACCGATTTCTGAGGCCGATCTCGGTCTGCCATGGAACTGGCGCATCGGCCCGGCGTCGCGGCCGGTCAGCGATGAGACCTTTGTCGCCACCAGCTTCACACCCGAGGGCGCTGGGCTGCGGCCCTTCTCGGGGTGCCATGTTCCACAGCCATGGCGAACAGCGCGCAGCCCGGGCGACTTGACGATCCGCTGGACACGCCGGTCGCGGTCGCTGGCGGCCGACAACTGGGGTGCGGGCGATGTTTCTTTGGCCGAGGACAGCGAGGTGTATGAGGTCGACATTCTGGACGGGGCAACTCGCAAGAGAACCTTGGAAGTTGCCACACCCTTTGCCCTCTACACCGCCGCCCAGCAGACCGCCGATTGGGGCGCGCCCCTCGGCCCGGGCCAATCCCTCTCCATCCGCATCTATCAGCTTTCGGCCCTGATCGGCCGGGGCGCTGGGCAATCCGTCACACTTACCTTCTGAAGGCAGCCATGTCCGACATCACTACCCATCTCCTGCTGCCCTACATCTTGGCATCGCAGGCCCAAAAACACGTCACCCACAACGAGGCGCTGCGGCTGCTGGATGCCATGGTCCAGCTGTCGGTCCTCGATCGCGCGCGCACCACACCGCCTGCGAGCCCTGCCGACGGTGATCGGCATATTGTGGCCAGTGGGGCCACGGGTCTCTGGGCCGGTTGGGATCTGAACGTGGCCTTCTGGGTCGACGGCGTCTGGATGCGCTTGGTACCGCGCCCAGGCTGGCTGGCTTGGATCGCGGATGAGGCTGCCTTTGTTGTCTGGAATGGCACCACCTGGGATGCGGTCGGCGAACCGGTGGATGTGTCTGATGCCATCTTCAGTCTGGTGAACAACGCCGATCCAACGAAGAAGGCGACGTTTTTGCTGTCTGGCTTCACCACCGGCACCACCCGAACCTTCACGCTGCCAAACACATCTTCGGAACTGGCGATCCTTGCAGGCACCCAAACGTTCAGCGGCAACAAGACCTTCTCCGGCACCCTGACAGCGTCGGGCACCGTCACAATTTCGGCGGCTGCGGCAAACATCGGCACGGCAACGACGACAGCAACCTATGGGATGGGAACCGGGACTACGACGACCGGCGTCACCAAGACCGTGAACCTCGGCACCGGCGGCGCATCCGGATCAACCACGGTCGTCAACATCGGCTCGGCCACCGCGGGGGCTGGCGGCTCCACGGTGGTGACCACGCCAACCGTCACCTTCGCCAATGCCGTGACGCAGGTCGGGATGCCGCAAGCCAACCTGACCGCCCAGCTGCTGGGCCTCGGCGGGGCCACGGCTGACAGTTACAATCGCCTGTCGATCAATGCCCCGGCCATGCTGTTCAATAATGCAGGCGCGGGGATCGAGGCGACATTCAACAAGAACGCCGCTGGAAACGACGCCGCCTTCGCCTTCAAGACCGGGTTTTCGGCACGAGCGCTGATCGGGTTGCTGGGCAATGACGACTTCAGCTTCAAGGTCAGCCCGAACGGATCGACCTTTTTCGACGCCATCAGGATCGACCGCAACTCGGGCCGGGTTGAACTGCCCGAACCCCTGCACATGTCCAGCCTGCCCGCCGCCCCGGACCCGCCGCCCGCAGGCAAGCTCGCCGTCTACGCCCGCGACCGCGCCGGGGCGGGATGGCTCGATGTGCAGCGCCCGTCGGGCCGGTTCTTTCCGCTGCAGCCGCATTTCGGGGTCAACCGGATCGCGACATGGGCGCCATCGACCAGCACCACGGTCAACACCAATGGCATGCCGCGCACGGCCGTGGGCACAGTTGCGACGCCAACTTTGGCCACCACCAAC